CAGGGCCTCGTCAATGTGGGTGACGGTTGGCATTACTTGCCCTGCGCCTTTCTGGCGGCTCGCCTAGCGGCCTCGGCCGTCGCCTTATCCAAAGCGCTAACGAGCTCGGTCTGCAGGGCGTCTCGAATGCTGGGCAGCGTGGCGTCGGCCCACGCCGCAAACTTGCCCGTGCCGGCGAAGCCTTTGACTTGGCGGAAGAAGATGCCGCCGTTGTCGCTGGATGTAGCCACCTTGCCCTTTAGGTACGGGTATTTGCTGGCCCGAGACATCGGGACGTTTAGCACCTTGGCGCTCTTGGGACGCCGCACCTTTACGCCGTTCTCAATCCACCAGGCGTGAAAGCCTGACCGGGTGCCGTTCTCGCCCGCCTTGCCACCCCGGCGGAAGCCCAGCACAGCCGTCTGCGTGCGGCCTTTCACCTTGGCCTCTGTCACCACGCCAACGGACCGGCGAAGGTTGCCGGTAGGACCGCGAGCCACCAGCGACTTGACCGTCTTAACGTGTTGCTTCGTGACCTTGTTCACCGAGGCCCGGAGGTACTTTTTCTGCAGGCCGACCGGCAGGGCCGCAAAGCCCTCCAGCACCTCCTTCACCCCGTCGATAGTCATGCCAAGCTGCACTGCCATCAGTCGAGCTTCTCCGTAACCAGGAGCTCGTGCTCCTCCCGGCGGCCACGCTCGACGACCGAGTCGATCTCAAACGTGCGGCCCTCGCTCACGAGCCGCATCTTGGGCTTGAGCCCCGGCGTGTACCGCAGTCGCACTCGGTGCGTCACGGTGCCCTCGGTCTGCAGGCTGGCCACCCGCTCGGCCCCCGACAGCGGCAGCAGGGCAATCCACCGAGTAGCAAACGTGGAGTAGGTGAACGTCGGCTCGCCGATGCTGTTGACGCCCTCGGTGGGCGTCTCAATCGTCGCCTTCTGGTCCATGATGCCGGCCTTCAGCATGGCTCACGTCCCGTAAAGAACCAGGGTGTAGGACGCGGTGCCGGCGGAATACTGTGGGGAGATATTAAAGATTTGCTGAGCCGATGGCGAGCAATCGCCAACACTTACCCGGCCGAGCGATCTTGCGACTTGCGATTGCGTATCGGCTTCCTCTACCAAGCAGTTTTGGCTCGAAAGGAACACAACTCTTTCCACGCTATTAAACGACACCAAGTTTCCGCTGGCGTCTTTGTACGCACTGGGCTGAACAGAGATCGCGACTGCCGCCGTCCCCGCCGTCCCCGTCACGATCGCCACCTTGCCCGACGTGTACGGCGTCGTGTCGGTCAATGTGATCTTCTTGAGCGACTGCACGCCGCCACTCGTAGCCGAGTCGGCAAAGCTCACGTCAACGGCGATCCGGCCTTCGATGCTCATGCGTACTGCTTCCACTTGAGGGGCTCGAGCAGGGCCGCCACGCCCATCGGCACGTTCTGCCCGGCGTTGCCGACAGCCTCACGGTTGGCGTACCAGTGGCCCACGAGCATCTTGATGGCGTGCTTGGCCGGGGTCGGCACGTTGGCAGCACCGCCGTAGCCGGCCAAGTACGTGATCTGCACCGCCTTGTCGTCAAGCCTCACGCTTGGCCACACGCTCAGGTACAGCGGGTAAATCAAAGCCGGCACGTGGTCGCGGTCTAGGCGGAACTCCTGGGTTCCAGACTGCGCCCACGTGAGTGTCTGCGTGGCACCGCCCGTGTCCACGTACGAGATAGTCACCGTGGCGCTCGCGGCAGTCGCGTTCAATCGCACTGGCGGGCGCGGAAGCTCAATGCGGGTCCCGAAAAAGTCATCGAACGCCACGGTGTACGTCTTGTCGGCGAAGGTGCGGTCGCAGTAGTCCTCGCACCACGTTGTCGCCGCATCGATCAGCGCCCCGATGTAGGCGTCGTCCTCGGTCGTGTCCACGACCCGCAGATGCTCTTTGGCATCCGCCACGCTGATGGGCCGGTCGCCGGTGCCGCTGGCCGTGCTGACGACCAGGCTGCGGTATCGGCTCGCAATCGTGCCGCGGTAGAACAGGCTCACGACTTCGGCCTCCGCCCCCGACGCTTGGGCGTAACCGGCGGGGCCACCGCCACCTCGAGCTCGGCCGGCTCAGGCTGCACCGCGAACCGCAGCTGCGGCTCGTCCTCGACCAGGTCGCCCTTGCCAAACACGACGAGCGAGCGGGCCTGGCCCTTCGGCACCGTGATGACCTGGCCAGCCTTGTAAGCCATGAACGGCCGGCGAATACGCACCTGAACGGTTTCGATGGTCGTGCTCATTTCCAAGCCTGCTCCGGTGCCTTGCCGCCGTGGTCCCAAAACTCGCCGGGGTGCTGCACGAGGCCCTTCATGTTTTTGTCAGGCCACTTGAAGTGGACCTCGGCATGGCCAATGCACACCCGGGTGCACACGCCACACTTCACCCCAGCCTCTTGAGCCACCTGCCAGAAGTGGATGTCGTCGTCGATCCGGCCGTCTTCCCAGCGTCCAGCCTCGTTAGGCTTGCCCAGGAACCACGGGTGCGGCATCCGCTTCAGTGCCGCCGCCCTAATCATCGTGAATCCGAAGTGGGCCGTGTTGGCTTTCACGACGTTGTGATAGATGAAGTGGTCCCGCGGGGCCTCCACGAGCCGCTGGCCGTCCTCGCTCGCCATGGTGAAGAGCGGCTCGTCGGAGCGGCGCTTCATCTGCAGGGCTGCCACCACGTCGTAGTCGCTGGCTGTGGCGTACGTCAGCATCCGTGGGACGGCGTCGCCCTCAAAAATGGTGTCGTAGTCGAGCGTCAGGATCCACAGCGGCGGGGCCTTGGGATCCTCGTCCAACTCAATCATCTCGGTCAGCACCCGCTCGAGGCACTGGCCCCAGAAGGCCCCCTCTAGCCGCACTGGCGAGATGCCGTAGGGGATGAGCCCACGGGGCCAGCAGAACATATGGTCCTGCCAGCCGAGCCTGGGAACCGACATCGCGCACATGACGCGAACCGGCCCGGAGCCTGTGTCCAATACGGCAGGGTTAATCCCTGCCACCGGTGACGCCGCGCCCACGGCATCCTCCTTTGGTTGGAGAATCGTCAATCAGCCAGAACTACTTGACCACCAGCGTGACCACGTTGGCGTCAGCTGCCGAGTCCACGCCAGCCTCACCCTTGCCCAGGCGAGCCGCCACGACAACCGTGTTGTTGGTCGCGTTGCTGGTCGCGTCGGAAGACGGCGTGACAGAAACCCGCACGTACCGCCGCAGGTCCTTGGTGGACAGGTTGAACCGAGTCACGTTGACCGTCGCCGTGTTGGCCACGCCAGCCAGCGTGTAGTCGGTTCCCTGCACCAAGCCGCTGATCGCCGTATAGGAACCATCGGTGTCCGAGTGGGCGATAGCCACCACGCTCGGGGCCGAGGTGTTCGCAATCGACCGATAGCCCACGTCGATGCTCACCGCATCGAAGCCGAGGCAGTCGATGGCCACCGTGTGAGTGCCAGCCGAGGCAACGCCAGCGGCAGCGGACAGGCTCACGACGCTCTTCGTGTTCGCTACAGGGTCCATTGTTCAATCACTCCTTGTGGATGTCAGAAGGTCAGAGCGTGAGAGCCACCACCGGGCCAGCCGTCGAGGCATCGCCCGCGTCCGAAGTCACGACGTCGAAACGGCAGAGCCCCTGCAGGTAGGTCTGGTCGAACTCAATGAAGCGATCCGTCGAGGCCCGGATGGCGATCTGCTGCCGCAGCCCGAAGTGAGTCGCCAGCCGCAGGTTGCCGAACAGGCACACGACCTGGTTCGCCGTGGGGGCCGTCCGCATGCTGTTGTTGAAATAGACGGGATAGCCCATGAACCGCTGCTCGCTGGCACCGCCGGAGAGCTCGGCGGCAGACACGCCACCGGCACCCAGCATCAGGGGCAGCATCACCGTGCTGTAGACCTGCGGAGTCACGTACCAGCCGGCACCGGCCCGAGCGTAGCTGGGCAGCTTGCCGATGGTCTCGGCAAAGTCGTCCACCGTGATGGCCGAGAGCGAAGACTCACCGCTGTCGTTCTTGCCAGCGGTGAGCGTCTCGTTCTCGAACTTCCACTGGATACCCCGGATGCCGCCGTGGGTCGAGGTGCCGTCGCCAGCGAAGCCAGCGTCGTCGATCTTGCGAGCCAGGGCCAGGCCGAACTCCTGAGCGACCAGGTCGGCGAGGTTGATGGCCGAGTCTTCAATGAGCGAGTTAGGAATGCGGGTCGCAACCCGGCAATCCTTGCTCGACAGCATCACGTTGTCGGTCGCCATGTCCGACACGGTGGTCTCGGTGTTGTCGCTCACGAAGTAGGCGGTGTTGCCGCTGACCCGACGCGGGATGTAGAGCGTGTTGCTCGACATCGGG